ACGCTGGAACTGATGACAAGGTGTACGCCTACTGTGATGATGGAGTCTACTGCTACTGGATTACCAATGTTACCAGCGGTGGTGTAACTAAGTTAACGATGTACAAGAAGTTGCTAACCGACTACTCATCTGTTGCCGCAACTAAGATGTTTGATACCACTGGTCTCACTGTTACCAATGGTGTTTTAGAGTTCACTAAAGAGCGTATCGTAGCTTGCATCAATAACAAGGTGTATGAGATTGCAACCAATGCAACATCTCTACCTACCGCTGTCTATACCCATCCTGTTGACAACTTTGTCTATACCAGTATCACATCAAGCGGTGTGGCTATCTATGTAACTGGATTCTCTGGAACCCAATCCAATATCCAGAAGTTTACTTTATCAACAAGCACGGGTTCTATGCCATCCTTGACTAGCGCTATCACTGCTGCTGAGATGCCTAGCGGTGAGCGCATCTACAAGATTTCCTATTACCTTGGCTATATGCTGATTGGTACAACCAAGGGAATCCGAGTAGCCGCTGTATCTGACGACGGATCACTGGCCTATGGACCGCTTATCTGGGAGAACTCTCAGCCTGTCTATGACTTTGCTTTCCGCGATAAGTTTGCTTGGGCTGCTACTGGGGTAGAAGATGAGCCAGGAGTTATCCGTATTGACCTCAGCACCCAGACATCTCCGCTGGTCTTTCCGTATGCCTTTGATCTGTACAAGGCTACTGGTAGCACAGCGCACGAGACGACTGCCTGTGCCTTCCTTAATGGAACAGACCGACTTGCTTTTACCAGCACTGCTACATCAGCAGCAAACGGCTCAGTCTATATTGAGTCTGCATCTACCAAGATTGCTACTGGTTACCTACAAACTGGCTATGTCAGATACAACACCCTTGAAGGCAAACTATTCAAGTTGCTTCAGGCTCGTGCAGATACCAGCACTGGTGGGTTTAACATCGACACCGTGAGTGCTGATGGCACTGAGTACAGCATTGGTTCTTTCAATAAGGGAACTACCGTACCTGAAGTAACTATTGCCTACCCAACTGGTGCGCTGGAATACCTCGGCTTCAAGTTCACATTGGAGCGAGATTCAGCAGACTCCACTAAGGGTCCACTCTTTACTGGCTACCAACTCAAGTCCTTGCCTGCCGTACCACGTCAGCGCCTGATTCAGTTGCCAGTCTTCTGCTATGACCACGAGAGCGATTCGCTTGGTGTGATGGTGGGCTATGAGGGCAGGGCCTATGACCGCTTGACACAACTAGAAGCAGTAGAAAACCAAGGAGATACCATCAGAGTTCAAGACTTCAGAACGGGTGAGGAGTTCACCTGTATCATTGAAGAACTTGATTTCATCAACCAGACCCCTTCAGACAAGCGATTCTCTGGTTATGGGGGCAAACTTCTCGTCACCGTCAGAACAATCTAGGAGCCACCAATGACCCCTACCGAATGGGCAGGCCTTGCCGTTGCCATATTCACCCTTGTATCAGGCTTTGCAGGCCTTGTGAGATGGCTTGTCAAGCACTACCTCGCAGAACTCAAGCCCAATGGGGGTAGTAGTATCAAGGACAAGGTGATGAGCCTAGAGGAAAAGGTCGATTTACTTACTGATCTAGTCAAGGAAGTACTGAGGAAATGAATGATTCCACTAGCGAAGAAACCTCAAGATGCTGCCGTCGCCCTGTTGCGACAGGCCAATGCTCTTGCTCCGAGAAGGAACAAGGCGAGCGATGGACTGCTTCCTTCTGCTGCTCACGTCCATCAGAATCCCAATAGCGACCACAACTCAGGCTTTGCCGTAGACCTCACCCACGACCCATTGAATGGGATTGACTGCAGGGTTATCTACTCAGAACTACAAAAGGATAAGCGGGTCAAGTACCTGATATTCAAGGGTAAGATATGGTCAGCCAGTCGAGGCGAGAATACCTACACGGGACCTAACAAACACGACAAACACCTGCACGTCTCCATCAAGGAAGACTGTGGTAAAGACACCAAGGATTGGTTCCCTTGGGTCGGTGGCCCGAAGAAATGGAACAAGGTTAAATCCAAGTTCATCAGGGCTAACCGAAAGAAGAAAGAACCGACCAGTCCAAAGGAGGACTAATGAACGAACAACTCAAGCAAGTATCGCTAACTTGGTTCAGAGCCGCTGCAGCAGCAGTGATTGCTCTCTACTTGGCAGGCGAGACAGACCCAAAGAAGTTGGGTGCAGCAGCCCTTGCTGGCTTTGCTGGTCCACTTCTGAAGTGGCTTGATCCATCTGCTCCAGAGTTTGGACGCAAGAAGAAGTAACGCTTTACTGCGAGGCAATGGCCCTCATCACCGAAAGGTGGTGGGGGCCTCTTTTTGTTTTATACGGGCTTGTCAACAGGGCAGGGAACTTGAACAACATTCCCGCAGGAGACGCAGGTAGCGTCCAGGAAATACCAGACTAGTTCGTAATCTTCAAAGCAGGCCATCACATTGAATACTTCACAGCCACACGAACAGACGTGGACTGGTCCAAGGGACCGTAGATCAGCACCACGCACTGGTGGTAGGCTGTCCCTGTTTTTTAGCAGGGTACGTAGACGGAACCACATAGACTGCTCGGCTGGCGCGTCCAGCGCCTCGCAGTCAGAGAGGGGAGCTTCGGCGCTTACGCTCCCCTCTACTTAGACTCGCTGACGCTCGTATTGTACTAATACTGGCGTGTCTACTACAAACGACACGCCGATACTAGGATATGATTTGAGCACTATGACTACTCTTGTGGCTATATCTACCCCAGGCTACGCTGTGCTCGCTGCGGATTCTCAGATTACTGAAGACAATCTCAGGTCAGTCAGCATTACTACACCCAAGATTGTGCCTATCGGCAAGTACCTACTAGGTATTACGGGTGATTCTAGACCTGGCGACATCCTTGCCTACAACTGGAAGCCACCTACCTACAAGGGTAGTGATCCTATTAGGTTTATGGGCAAGCTCATCATCCCGTCTATCATCGCAACTTTTCGAGATAATGGCTATGACTACGCTGGCGCGGAGAAGGACAAAGACTCTGGCTTTGATTATCTACTCGCCTTTGATGGCGAGATATTTCATATAGCTTGTGACCTATCATTCTTTCAGTCTGAGTATGGTGTCTATGGGATTGGCTCTGGTGGACAGTTTGCTCTTGGCTATCTCTATTCACTGAAGAAACCTATTACCCAGCTCGCTAGAGCTGAACACTATGCACGACGCGCCATTGAGATCGCGTCGGTGCTTGACGTGCATACTTGTCCACCCATACAGTTAGCGGTACAGAGAAAGGAATAACGTGGGATTTGATAGAGGCAACCTTAGCGTAAACTTTAATCGCTCCAGCTTTCGTAACTTTGCATTAGGCTTTGATAGATACCAAGACATTGAGGTTATCTGGGATGAGCCACAGGTAATATCAGATTCACTCGCCTTGAACTTTCTTTTCTTTAATGTTACGCTTACCTACTGGAGGAATGGCTAGTATGGAAATCAAAGAAGTTCTTATGAAGGCTCTCTACGAGAAGGAAAACAATCGTGGCAGGAGCAAGCAAAAGCAGGTAGGTCCATCCGAGTTAGGTGGATGTCGTCGTAAGGTTTGGTACAAGCTGAATGAACAGCCTGAAACCAACGGTGGCGAACTCAAGCTCGCAGCGATTATGGGTACTGCTATCCACGCTGCTATTGAGGAAGCTATCGGGAAGAACAAAAACTTCATAACGGAAGCAACAGTAGAGTTCAATGGGATGAAAGCTCATATTGATCTTTTCGTCCCAGAGACAGGCGATGTGGTGGACTGGAAGACAGTCAAGGCTAAGAACCTTAACTACTTTCCAAGTCAACAACAGCGCTGGCAAGTACAGGTGTATGGCTATCTGCTTGACAAGTCTGGGAAGGGGAAGCCCAAACGAGTCAGTCTGGTAGCCATACCCCGTGACGGCGACGAGCGTGACATCAAGGTTCATACTGAACCCTATGATGAAAGCGTTGCACTCGAAGCCCTGAACTGGTTGGAAGCTATCAAGGGTGCTGAAGAAGCACCTGCTCCAGAGCGCGATGAGAGTTACTGCAAGTTCTATTGCAAGTACTACGATGCCTCTGGTGAGGTTGGATGCGTTGGTCTAAAAAAAGATCGTACGGCATCTGACCAACCAGTGATAGATAACTCTGATGTCGAGCTGAAAGCTCTTGAGTATCTACAAATAGATAAAGAAATAAAACAACTAGAAACCAGGAAAGATGGTCTGCGAGACGCTTTCTCTGGCATTACAGGCCTCACTATGAGTGGAATAGAAATCAAGTGGAGCTCTGTACAAACAAACACAGTCGACAAAGAGGCTGTGGAGAAGGCACTGGGATATGTGCCTACAAAACAAGGTAAGGAAAGTACAAGGCTTTCCATCAAGGCAATAACTGGAGGAAAATAAAATGGCTGCACCAGAAACAACTAAGTTACAGATTAACTTCAAGCTCAGTGATGGCACACTCATCAATCTTTATGCTGACAACCAGCAAGAACTTGAATCCCTACTCACCTCAATCCAGGACACTGCTCCACTCGTACAGAGTGTGAGTCAATCTTTGGGAAATACTCCTCGCGCTACAACCTTTTCAGCTTCTAGCCACACAGCCTCAGCTCCAAGCGGAGAAGGTGGCGAACGAGTCCCAGATAGATATGGCAACACCTGGGTCTACGGTGTAGCAACCGCGCCTGATTGTGCTAATGGAAAGATGGTCTTGAAAGAGGGCATCTCTGATAAAACTGGTAAGCCCTATAAGGGATGGTACGACCCAGCAGCAGGTCCACGCTGGCAAGGACCAAAGATAGCAGCGGAGCTTCGCGCCAAGACTATTTGGATTTAAGTCTATGAAGCCACCGAGGGAGTTTGAAAACCCTCTGTGCGCTCAAGTAGATGGAGAGCTTTGGTTTCCAGATAAGGGCGGGGATACCCGCCCTGCTAAATCTATCTGCAATCAATGCGACCATAAAGTTGAATGTGCGGATTGGGGCATAAAGCACGAAGAGTTCGGCGTATGGGGTGGTCTAAGTGGTAGAGAACGAGAACTCGTACGCAGAAAACTTAACATCATATTGGATCAACCAAGGATAGAGGGGTGGTTAGGCAATGCTAAAGCTGGATAGAGCTTGGGGCGCTGTCAATAATAAGTCCACGCCTTTGCCTGAAGTATGGAAAACACTTACTTCTAAATCTATTAGGTTCCGTCGGGGGCAAGTCTGTATGATTGCTGCAGCACCTAATGCTGGTAAATCTATGCTCGCCCTGATCTATGCAATCAGGGCGGGTGTTAGAACCCTATTCTTTTCTGCAGATACAGACACATCTACTATCACGATGCGAGCTGCTGCAGCTTTGAGCCAACACGCTCAGAACACCGTAGAAGAACAGCTCCTCAAGAACCCTCATCACTATGACGACGAGCTTGCTCGTATGAGTAATATCGAATGGGTCTTTGATTCATCCCCAACTTTAGATGATATTGAGTTGGAGATTAAAGCCTATGTTGAGCTCTATGGCGTTATGCCAGAGCTAATAGTTATAGATAACCTAATGAATATCGTGACCGATAGTGAGAATGAATGGGCTGCGTTGCGCTCTATTATGGTAGAGCTACACGATATGGCCCGTAAGACTGATGCTTGTGTATTGGTCTTGCACCACGTTTCAGAGGCCAGTGAGTATGGCTCACCTACCCTACCCTCACCCCGTAGAGCGATTCACGGGAAGGTCTCGCAACTTCCGAGTCTGATATGCACGTTGGGATACGATCCATCACAGTCAATCCTTCGGGTTGCTGCAGTCAAGAATCGCTTTGGTAACCATACTGCTGATGGCTCTGACTATGCAGCTTTGTTCGTGAACTTTGGAACCTGCCAGATACACGACGCTGATGCAATGGGCAGGTCTGTTAGACGAGATGCAGTGCAAACATATATACACAGTCAGGATTCATATGATAGAGAAGACTAATCTAGTTATCCTACCTAGCAGAAGCAGACCAGAGAAGGTGGATGTAGCAGTCAAGGCACTGCAAGAACGGCACACTCAATCTGGTGGCTCGTAAGTTTGCTCCTAGTTACAAGAGTATCTACTTCTTAGGAGATGACCATATCGTTCGCACCGAAGGGTGGGATGAACTGCTCTACGCATCCATCAAGGAGCGTGGCTACGGTCTTTCCTACGGAGATGACCTGTTGCAAGGCAAGCAGTTGGCTACTGCTGTGATGATATCTTCTAACATCGTAGAGATTTTAGGGTATATGGCTCCACCCAAACTCATTCATCTGTATATGGATAACTTCTGGATGTCGTTAGGTCAGGCTCTCAACTGCCTGACGTATGTACCAGAGGCAGTCATTGAACATATGCACTACGTCGCTGGCAAGTCCGAGAAGGATGAGCAGTATGCAGAGGTCAACAGTTCTGAGATGTACAAGAAGGACCAAGATACCTTCGTTGAGTACGTCAAGAATGATCTCAAGTCTGACCTAGAGAAGTTGATTGTGGGGTTGAAGTTAGCGTGAAGGTACTGATTACAGGACATAAAGGATTCGTCGGGCGTAACTTCCTGAGATTGGTTGACGGCTACGGCTGGACCATCACAGGTATTGATATCAAGGATGGTCTTGACTGCCGTGACTTCTTCAAGAACAACGATACACAGTACGATCTTGTCATCCATCTTGCCGCTATTGTGGGTGGCAGGGAGACCATTGAAGGCAGGCCACTTGCTGTCGCTGATAACTTCTCTATCGACTCAGAGTTCTTTCAGTGGTGCTTGAAGACTAAGCCGAAGAAGGTTGTCTACTTCTCATCCAGTGCTGTCTATCCTGTTGCCTATCAGGTAGAAGGTAACGAAAGAATACTGCGTGAGGATATGCAGTTCCATCCCATCAAGGACCCTGAT